ACCAGCTCGTTGATTGTATTAAAAAGCCGACGAACGCCGTAGTTATTTCACACGAGAGAGAAGCCACATCGAGATTGTTCGAAGCCGTAAAGGGCTATATAGACAATTTGGAAGTGAAGCCGGTCGTTTCGATTGATAGCAAATCAGCTCTAAAATTTCCCAAGAGGGGTTCATCTTATTTTATTGGCACGGCCGGGCAAAGAGCTTTCGGCCGTGGTGATACTATTCATCGAGCGCATTTATCCGAGTGCTCTTTTTATCAAGACCTCGATAAAATTCTCGCCGGTATTTCTGAAGCGTGCGAATATGGGCAGATTGATTTAGAAACCACCCCGAACGGCAGGGATGCATTTTACACTTTGTGGCAAAAAGCCAAGAGTGGCTTATCTCCTTACACTTGTATTTTCATTCCGTGGTATATCGACAAAGAGTATTCAGTCGAGAATATGACCGAAAAAGAAAAAGCAGGGCTAAGTGAGAGTGTTCAAAAAATGTTTTCTATCCCCGATGATGATTTTATTCTTCTTTATACCGATGAGGAGTTGGCGCTAATTGCGAGGGTGGCCGACGAATACAATTTGCTATTAACTCCCGGACAGATAAAATGGCGACGCTATAAAATTTGGGATAGGGGAAATTTATTTTTTCAAGAATATCCTGAGGATGATGTCAGTTGTTTTTTACAATCCGGTCGTTCGGTTTTTTCGCATATTGTTTGCGACCCGTTGGCGCAAATTCCCCTTGATGATATTAAAAAAATTCCCGAAGCTAAATTAGCAGAATTAAAAAGCCGGACTTTATTCGCCGGAGTGGACGGGGCAGAGGGCACGGCGACTGGTGATAGGCATTGCTTTGCGGTGATTGACGCTCCGGCTGATAGTCCGAAGGCCACTGTTATTTTTGAGATTACCAGCAACGAGCCGATAAATATTTTTTGGCAAAAAGTTAAGGCCGTTTTAGATAATTTTGATATTCAACTTGCGGTTGAAAAAAATGGCGTAGGAGTGGCTCATTGCAAAATGGCCGAAGCGTTGGGCATTCCTTTCGACGATTTCACTACTGGGGCTACGAACAGGCCGGTTATGGTTGCGGAGTATGAAGAAGCTTGCCGGAAAGAGGAATTGATTGAAACTTATCCGGAAGCAGAGAATGAGGCACGGGATATGGTTTACGTCAGCAATGATAGAGCTGAGGCAAGATTGGGCAGACACGATGACAGAATGTTTGCGAGGTTCATCGCTTGGCAGATAAGGAAACAACCAGCGCCGTCCATTACTTTTTTTTAAAATTCGTGCTATAATATTAAAAAAGGGAAAATCAAAAATCAAAAAACTTATGAGCTTTTGGAAAAAATTTTTAAAGAAAAAAGACTTCGGCAGTTCATCTCAACTTGGGGGGTTCGAACTTTTGTCAAAATTAACCGCTGGGAGCTGGTCGAAAGGCAAGCAACTAGAGCAATACAATCGTTCTCTTTATGTTATGGCGTGCGTGTCAAAAATTGCGCAAAAGGTGGCGTCAACCGAGTTTAGGCTTTTTCAAATTTTAAATTCGGAGGGCGAAAAAAAGGAAATAATGACACACCCCTTGTTGGATTTGATTTATAGGCCAAATGCCTTTCAGACAAAGACTGAATTTTTACAAAAAACAATCATAAATAAAAAATTAACCGGCGACGCTTTTTGGTATAAGGTCAGAAACAACAGCGGTCGGGTGGTTGAGTTGTGGAATTTACGGCCGGATTTTATGACGATTGTCAAAGACCCGGCGCTTTTTATCAAGGGCTATGAGTTCACAAAAGCTAACGGGACAAAAGAATTTTTTGACGTTGATGATATTGTTCATTTCAAGGGAGTAAACCCTCTTGACGAATACTATGGCTCGTCGCCGATTGTCAGCACCCAGTCAAGAATTGATACCGAGGGTTTTGCTTCGCAATACCAGCGAGATTTTTTCTTGAATAATGCTAGACCGGACGCCGTTCTTAAAACCACTAAGGCTTTAACCGCCTTACAAAAAGAAGAGATAAAAAGCTCGTTCGAAAAAAGACACAGAGGGCTGGGGAACTCTAGCAAGATTGCTTTATTCGAGGGTGGAGTTGATTATCAGCAAATTTCAATTTCACAAAAGGAAATGGACTTTATCGAAAGTATGAAGTTTACTCGTGATGACATCCTTACCGCTTTTGCCGTGCCGAAACCTATTGTCGCTATTACTGATGATGTGAATAGAGCCAACGCCGAAACCGCAACTTATATTTTTTTATCGGAAACCATTAAACCGGAAGTCGCAGAAATTTTTGAAAAAATAAACGAGGAAATGACTTACCCCGATTTTGGGGAAAATTTTTTCTTGGATTATATCGACCCGACACCGAAGAATGTTGAGCAAAAACTTTTGGTTTATGACAATGCCATAAAAAATGGTTGGATGATGATTAACGAAGTCAGACAGCTCGAAAATTTAGAGCCAATCGAGGGTGGCTGGGAATTGTGGAAACCATTCTCGGAAGTTGATGTCGGCGGGTTGGTTCAAGGCGGAGAGAAAAAAGCGAACAGAGCTTCGGAAAAAGGAATTTTTAAAGGGAAGCGCAACCTTTTGTCGAGAATGATTATTGCCGAAGAAACACAAAAGGAAATCAGAAAAAGCTTTGCGCCTAAAAAAAAAGAATTAGTTAAATTGATTGTGGGAGATAATCGAGCCAAATATTATGAGCTGATTAACAATCGGATAGACCGCCGAGGGGCAAGCTTAAAAACAGAATTGGTTAAATTGAATAAAGAGCAAGAAAAGAAATTTTTTGAGCTTTTTGCTGGCGAGGATTTTTCCAAAGGAGTTGGGAAGAAAAAGAAAACAATCAGTTCGGCCACTCTTAAAAAAATAAATAATTTTTTTGAGGACGAACAGCCAGTTTATGCCGAATTTGATTTTCCGTTTTTGGAGAATTATGCTAAGACTTCCGGTAAAGAAGCCTTGTCGATGATTGAGCCGGGCAAGGATTTTATTTATACGGCGGAGGTCAAAAAAACCTTAAAGGAGAGGGCAAAATTATTCGGGTTATCAGTCAATACCACAACCAGAGATAAGATTACCGAAGCGATTTCCGCAGGTTTAGAGGAGGGCGAGGGCGTCGTTCAGATTAGTGATAGAATAAGGGACATCTATTCGGACTTTAATTTATCTCGAGCTGATATGATTGCGAGAACAGAAGCCACTGCTGGGAACAATGAGGGCACGCTTGCCGGGTTCAAGCAGTCGGTTGCTTCTCATAAGGAATGGATTGCAACAATGGATGATAGTACAAGGGACAGCCACGCCGAAATGGACGGAGAAGTCGTTGAGTTAAATGACAGCTTTACAAACGGATTAAAATACCCCGGCGATGCCAATGGCGACCCGGGAGAAACTATAAATTGCAGGTGCGTTCTCGCACCAGTGATTGAAAAATAAAAATATGGCTAAACTAATTCGCAAAAAATTTCTTTTCAAGTCAGCCGAACAGCAAGAGGGGGACGTTGAAAAATTTATCATTAGGGGGATTTTTTCCACCGATGACCTTGATAGGCACGACGAAAAAGTTATTCAAGCCGGTTGGAAGCTTGAAGAATTTTTAGCAAACCCGGTTATTCTTTTCGCCCATGACAATTACACACCAGCCGTAGGCAAGGCAACCGAGTTATCAATAGACCTTAACGGAAGCCTGTCCGGGGCTATTCAATTCGCTGTGAATGAAGATACGAGCGGATTAGCTAAAACACTCTATAACCTTTATGCGGGCGGATTTATGAGAGCTTTTTCTGTTGGATTTCGCAACGATGTGTATGAGGTTGACCAAGAGAACAATATCGTAGTCCTAAAGGAAAATACTTTATTCGAGATTTCGTGCGTCAACGTCCCGGCGAATGCTATGGCCTTGGCCGAGAGCAAAGGAATTGATGTTAAAAGTCTTGATGATTTAGAGGCGCAGGAAAAAATAGAGAGCGAAAAAATTGTCGTTTCTGTTATGGAAAAATTAGCCAGTGATGTGTTGGCTGAAGTTGAATTAAAAATTAAAAACGTAAGTTCCGATACTCGCAAAGAAAAAATAAAAGTCGAAACCCCGCAGGCGACGGGCGGAAAATATGATTGCCGGAAGATTAACAAAGCAATTCGGCAGTTGCTTAACAAAAAAAAGAAAATTAAAAATTAAAAAAAACCTATGAATATTGCTAAACTTATAGCCAAGTTCGTTAAAAAGGGTTATTCCTCTTTGACCGATGAGGAGAAAGCTTTGCTCAAAGAAAACAAGTCTTTGATGACGGAGGAACAAGTCAAGAAGTTCGACGGCGAAGAAGCAGAGGGCGATGACGCTGGCGAAGATAAGGAAGCCGAAGCTGATGACAGCGTTGACGAAAAAGCTTTGCGCGAAATGATTTCCAAGGGAGTTCAGTCCGAGATTTCCTCTAAGATTGAGGGCCTCGCTTCTGAATTGACTGCGAAATTTGTCGCCGGAGTAAACGAGGCTCGTAAAAAGGCTATCGATGCTGGTGAGAAAAAAGTCGAGGGCAAGAAAGATGAAACCAGAAAATTCTTAAAGGCTCTTTTCTCTAAAGATGTTGAAGCGATGAAGGAGTTCAAGAGCAAGGCCGTCAATACTGATGATGATGACGGAGCAAAAGCTGGTTTGCTTATACCGGAAGAACTAAGGGCAGAAGTTTTGCGCTTAGCACAAGTTGAGTATGGAGTTGCTCGCCGTGAAATGTGGTATTTACCTTTTAGCGGTGCGGGCAATAGCAGAAAAATCCCAACATTGGCTTCCGGGATAACTGTATTTTGGACTGATGAGGGTGCGAAAAAGGGTGGCACACAGCCAGTATTTGGCGTTATCACTCAGACGCTCAAAAAGTTAGCGGCCATAATTCCGTTCACCGAAGAAATCTTGGAGGACAGTGCCATCGATTTAACTTCTTTGACTGCTCAATTATTTGCTGAAGCGGTTTCTAAAGAAGAGGACTTGCAATTTTTTGCCGGTTCTGGCACACCATGGACTGGTATTATAAACAATGCCAGCGTCAATGTTGTTTCTCTCGGAGCGGGTGAAGTTGCGAATGACACTACTGCTGATGACCTCTTGGATATGATTGACCTCACACCGGCTGGCGCTTTGCCGGGTTCGAAGTGGTATTTAAACAGAACTATGCTTTCTGTTTTTCGCAAGCTGAAGGACACTCAAGGAAATTATATTTTCCAGCGTCCGTCCGAAACTACCCCAGCGCAGATTTGGGATTTCCCTTATGTGTTGGTTGAAGCTTTGCCGGGCAAAACTTTTGCCACTGCAAATAAAGGCTTCTTGATTTTCGGAAATCTGAAAATGTCTTGCGTGTTGGGAGATAAGCAGGCTATCAGAGCGAAGATGTTAGACCAAGCCACTATTACTGACGGCGACGGTGCGACTGTTATCAATTTGGCCGAACAGGACATGGTTGCTTTAAGATTAGAGGAGCGGGTCGGATATGTGATTGCTTTGCCAAGTGCAATTACTGTTCTTAAAACCGGCACTTCCTCCTAGTCGGAAATACACGGGGGCGGGGGCTTATACCTCCCGCCCGTTCGTGGTTAAAAATTAACGCTTAAAAAAATGCCAGCAACAATCGAAATAGACGAAGCGAATGGCGCAGGGGAAACTTTGAGCCATAACATCGCCAATTCAAATATGGGCAATGTGGATGCCAAGGAACTCGTTGCGGTGAATTATCCCATAACTCCGGGCGAAAGTTCTTACGAGAAGTGGCAAAAAATTCACATAACCGCAATGGGCGGTTCATCCAAAATTGATAACTTGAAAATTTGGAGGACAGGGGCTTTGGGAGGTTCGGCTACTCATAAAACAAATGCTCGCACTTCATCTTATGGGGGTGCTCCAACTTATGCTCAACCAGTTAAAACTGTTTCAACTATAGCGACACAAGCAATGCCGACTAGCGAGCCGGCGACAGCCAATTTAGGTATTGGGGGTTCGTTGACTGGGAGTTTAACTGCTGTTGGTTCAAGTGATTATTTGGTTCACCAGATTACCACCGATGCCGGAGATGTGGCCGGTTCAAGCTCGACAGCTCATTACCAATACGATGAAGTAGCTTAGAAATGTTTGACAAGTCGGCGTGGGTGTAATAGAATAAAACCATAATTTAATTAACAAAAAAAATTATGGAGAAAAAGGTATTACACGGGTGGGATTTGCGCAGGGCTAATGGGAACGCAATCCCTTGGAATTATCGAGAGTGCGAAGATGTGGAGTTGCTAAAAAAACTTTACATTGACGAGAAAAAAAGCACTTGGGAAATTGCCAAGAAGTTCGGCG